GATGAGCCTGTGAAGCTGCCTGAACCCGTGCCCGAACCCAAATCGGAAGAAGTTACACTTGTTCCATCTGAGGAAGAAGGTACGCTCGTTCTAAAGCAGTAAGTTTTTCACGAAGGAGGCAATCAAATGGACACAATGTTATTACTTGCAGTTGGGGCGATTGCCATTGCTGCAGTTGTATTGTACATCATGGATCGGTATTCGAAGAAGGAGCCCATTGTATGGGCTGATGCCGCTAAGGTTGCTGTAGCCGGTTCTCTGCTAACAGGTGGCGTCTTGTTCGCAACAACATCTGAGGTTGGAGCTACAGTCGTGGAAGCAGTCAAGACGCATACTCAGGACATGTTTGTCGGCAAGCCGTCATTCTAGACATCGATAAAGAGTGCGGAGTCTCCCATCGGAACACGATCTGTTCTGAAGAGAGAAAACAGCTCCGTCTGCTTTCTGGGAACTGCAGTATCCTTGCAATACCTCGCAATCGCTTTATATAAATCAAAACCATGGTAGGGCTCGTGAGCATCCTTTTTAGATATGTTTCTAAACATGATGGATTTCCCACCAGGAAGAGACATCCACTGCATCAGAACCTTGAAAAGCGGATCCGATGCATATTCACTGCAGAAGGGTCCTTCGGGGAAACAGTCCCAAAACATCGAAGTGGCCAGTCGCACAAGATCGAATGACGCATTGGGCCTGATTTCGGGGTACTTGGATACATAAAACGGGTCTGTATTGTATTGCCCACCGGCCTCTTCATTCGGGTGAAACTGATCACTCATGAAGAACTTGGACTCCCGCATCCCCGGAAGACGTAGTGAGAAGGTTGCACGATCAAAATCAATGATCTTCATCAGGTACCCGTATGTAGGAACCTTGTAGAAAGAACCGGCGTGCGTATAATATAGAAATTGAGAAGATGTCCGCACGTACATTACGTTGTTTACGTGGAGATCGTTGTGTACAAATCCGTAGTTCCGTTGGGCATATGCAAGTGCGAACACAACTTGCGTGAGGCAGGCAAGCCTGACTTCAGACCTCTTTTCCTCCTTCAGTAACCTGTACAGTGTGCCTTCGCATTTTTCGAGTAACGTTGTCTGTACCTGCACATCCTTAAACAGTGCATGAGCAAACGGTTCCTCTTCGTCATCTTCAACACCGATAGGTGCGTCCGACGTTCCGCAGCTCTCGATATCAAACACGTCATCCGTGGTTGTTGAGTCAGACACAGAGACATCTTCCTCTTGAGAATCCTCATCATTCTGCCATGCAGCCGGTTGAATGGGACCCCGCGGCATATCGATGGGTTCAAGAACAGTCGCTTCAATCATTAACGAATCATCATTCTCGATTGTTAATTCCTTCTGCTGCGATGATCTATGTTGCAACGACTCCTTGATTCTCAGATCAAAAAAGTGACCAATGTTCTGTGAAAACCAGCGGCTCTCGCAAAGCTCCTCGTAGTCATCAGATATATTCAGAACGAATGTCTCGCAAAGGCCGACAAATGTTCCAAATACAATCGGAAAGTGGTTACATCCAGAATCAGAAAGAGCACAGGAAATCAGAGCACCCACGTAAGCTGCATTGTGCTTTGACTGTAGCTTTTCACGAATCTCATTTGATGTTTCTGCACTGACAGGAAGACCGGACGATCCGAATTCTCCTCGCATCCACTTCCATGGACTCAGTAACATGGTCGTCTTTCGGTGAATGGTTGTCTCGGTGCTATTAAAGAAGATTGTGTCGGGTGAGGCAATTGTTTGCACCGTACGTTTCATTCTGAGACCATAGTGGAAAGGGATGCGAAACTCTTCGATTTTGAACAGAGTTTCCAGACATGGGAAGAACGGCTGAAGATTGCGGATACCCCAATGTTTCTGAGCCTGCTCGCGTAACCCCTGAAGGTTGAGATATTTCACGATTTCTATCGGGACGACACTTGTCCGAAGTTCAGATTGCTGTTGACGAGCCTTCGGCATCTTTGTGTCGAATACATACTGAAAAAAATATCTCCGAAACGTAAGATGAACTTTGATATCCAATATTTCGACATAAATGAGATTCGGAAACGATGTGAGATGGACTCACACAAGTCCCCGATGATTGTTATTATTGGGAAGAAGGATACCGGAAAATCCTTCTTAGTAAAGGACATCCTATACCACACTCGAGATGCATATCCAATCGGTACGGTTATTTCGGGAACAGAAGTTGCAAACGAGTTCTTTCAGCACATGGTTCCATCTAAGTTGATTCACGACAAGTATAAGCCTGAAATCATTCTGAGTACGATCAAGCGTCAGTTGGGAATCAAGCAGGCTCGCAACCAAGGGAAGACCAATCAAGATCCCCGTGCGTTTCTAATTCTTGACGACTGCCTTTACGATAATTCCTGGATCCAGCAGGATTCGACACGATATGTGTTCATGAACGGCCGCCACATTGACTTAACAACTATGATTACAATGCAGTATCCGCTTGGAGTCACACCCAATCTGCGTACAAACATCGATTTCATCTTCATTCTGCGTGAAACAATGATTGGAAATCGCAAGAGAATCTATGAGAACTACGCTGGAATGTTCCCGACATTCGACATGTTCTGTCAATTCATGGATAGCTGTACGAACAACTACGAATGTCTCGTGATCTGCAACGGGATTCAGTCGAATCGCCTTGAAGATCAAGTTTTTTGGTATAAGGCAAAGGATCATGAGGCATTTCAGCTCTGCGATCGTTCATTGTGGACTGACAATAAGCCGTTTTTCAGCACGATGCTCCAGCAGGGAGAATTTGATCCACGGGAAGCACGTGCAAAGAAGGGTCCTCAGCTATGGATAAAGAAGAGCGGAGAAGCTCAGTAAACTCACCAATCATATTGCGTGCAGACTCAATCTCATATTCGAAGGTAAGTTCAGGAAGATCATCTGGAATATTCGGTGATGTCAAAAGATATCTCTGTGCATCCTTTCCAAGGAAACATTGTTCGGGAAGAGAGGTATCCAGACTGTAGACGGGTGTTCCTAGGTAGATTGCATGGTATGCTCTGAGAGATTCAAATACTCCATAATTAGCTGCATAATGGACGTTCAAGACCACTTTCGATCTCCGAATAAGTGAATCTCTTTCAGCTCCAAATACATCTTCGCGACAATATGCATTAAACGGCTTCAGCTTCGACTGCCTGTTCGCAGAATATGAGAATCCACCAAAGAAGAACGTATTGATGTCCCTAGAGACAACTCCAAACGGTTTCAAGTACTCTGGATTGAAGAAATATGGCATCCATAGACCGGTCCGCCAGATGTGTGATCGTATGATCTCGAGGTTTGCAGTACTGTAGTCTGCATATAACATCTTCGGATACTTGGCCAGGATATGTACTGTATGTTGTAGGTATTCTAGACGCGTTAGCTGTTCCAGGTTCATTAGAACCCACAATTGATTTGAGGGAATCGTGTCTGGACATGGAAGGCCCGAATGAAAAAACAGATAGATACCAGGATCAGATGGCACTGATTCGAGTGTTGTCACTTCAACCGTATGACCTGCTTCACGAAGATACCATGACAGTGCAATGTAGTAGTCTCGTATGAATTTATCGACGAGTCGTATCTCTCGAACAATCCAGAACCTCATTGTATAGAATCCTTCACATAGCGTAAATTCAATGTAACGAGGGATCCAAACTGTGGGAATACAGCATCGAAGTATGGAGATGCATATTCGTGAAACATGTGCTGTATCTTGTACCAAAGTGAATCAACGAATACAAACACGGCATACAGGAAGAACAAGCCCGTTGCGTACGAATCGATAAATGGTGCTAGTTTTGTATGCACTGGGAAGATAGGAAGACGCTCGTTCAGTAGAAAGACAACCCAGAACGATGTGAGTGCGATAATGACAATCTCAATTGAGATGTCTGCAAGTTTGTACTGCACAGTGTGCTTCTCCCACTCCGTATCGTTATTATGCGGTTGATAGTCATCGAATAAGTAGTAAAAAACATAGGACACAACTGCACCCAGGGCTGCATAGATTAATGCAGAGATCGCAATTCCATCCAGCCACGTCATGTTGATTTTTGGGTACACGGTTTTTGCGTATGGCATTACTTACGACTGCGACGAGTTTTCCGAGAACGGCGCCTAGACTTCCTCGTCTTGCGGCGCCGTCCAGCCTTTGGGATAGATCCATCATACTCCAAGTAGTTATCAAAATTAGAACCAACCTTCTTTTCAAGATCTTCACGCATACCCACAAACACCTCAGGGTCCCCTTTAGTGAACTGTGATATCGTAGGATCGATAAAGAGTTGCTCTCCAATCCCAGATGTATAGATGACGTATGAATGTGCAGACCCACTCACCATTTTGAACCTATCTTTTGATTTAGGAAATGCTGTCTGCAGTTTCTCAAGAACTTCAACTGACTTCCCCCTACACACGCGATCTGAAGAGGCACACTCCTGTAAGTTGAAACTATGTGCGCGCAGTGTCTCTAGAGGAGACGCTATCTCCTCCATTACTTACGACTGTGACGAGTTTTCCGACTTCAGTTATTACTCCCGCAGTACGCCTTCCGTCGGGTGAATAGGCACAGACGCCGCCATAAGTGCACTCACCGCATCGGGAGGAGCCGCCGCACCTCCAGTGTTCGCCCTATTCACGTCCGCACGTGCACGGTTCTCTTCCTTCTGCTTCTTGATCGCTGCCTCACGCTCTTCAACCGCAAACAGTTCAGCATTTGAGCGGTTCTCCTGGTACTTCCGCATGATCTCATTGAGATCCTTCTCAGCATACTCTACCTCCGGCATCAGGTGCTCCGAGGGATCCCACGGCAGCCACGCACCGACCTTACCGATGTAGAGGCTGTCCTTCGGGTACTTACGACGCATCGCCTGGGCGAAGACCTGGGCCTCCTCCACCGTCGGGAACGAGCGACGGACCTTCACGCCACGCACATTCGTCTGGAACCCAACCTCATTATCGAACTGCTCCTGCAGGATCTTCTCGCCGCGGAGAAGGAACGTCTGATACTGCTCGTAGATATCCGTCTTCATCACGTCATCGCGGTGCACCTTCTCAAAATTCTGGTGGTCCGCGAGAACATCGTCGATCTTCAGGCTGTACTTCTTGGCGATGAATGCAAGGAAGTGCTCCTGTCCCTTCATCTTCCAGTCAAAATCAAGCGTGCGAACAAACTTCTCGAGCATGAACATCTCCTTTGTCTTCAAGATCTTCTCCGGGCTGAGAAACGATAGAATGCAATACTTCTGGCTCGGAACCTCGGGATCCTCATCAAGGTAGTCAACATCCGTTCCGTCCGGTTCCTTCTTCGGGAGTTCAACACGCTTGCTCATTTTAATGGATAATGAACTTTCTGCGAAAGTAGTAGAGATGAAGAAGGACTTGATCGATCGATTTATTGGATCCGTCAATTGGAATATAGGGAATTTCTCCATGCTTCCCATTGCATTTGGAACTCTCATGGCCTCGCTCGACATTGCTATGATGGGCCTAATCAAGATGGTATCGATCGGTACGATTGGCGATAGCCTTGGCGTTCCGCTTGCAATAGGAATCTATGCACTTCAACCGTTGATCTTCTTGCGAGCAATAAACTACGAAGGAATGGTCGTCACAAATCTTATATGGAATATGTTGAGCAACGTTATCGTCACGCTACAGGGTATCCTATTCTTTGGAGAATCTATAAAGGGACTCCGTTGGATCGGCATAGGAATGAGCATGGTTGCATTAAGCATTTTTGCATATACTAACGCCGACTGAAAAATTCTCCTATTGACAATATAAACATGTCAGATTCTTCTCAGAAGGCTCCCGCTCCCTCGATGGGTATCAGCATCAGCGATCTCGTTACGCGTTCGCTAAAGTACCTCCTTGAAGGTCTCGCTGTCGCTGTGGCGGCGTACCTTATCCCCGGCAAGAAGCTCCGCATGGAGGAAATTGCCACCCTCGCCCTAACTGCCCTCGCCGTGTTCGCCATCCTGGATATCTACGCCCCGTCCGTCGGATCCTCTGCTCGCACGGGTGCCGGATTCGGTCTGGGTGCTGGACTTGTCGGCTTCCCTGCACGGATTTAGAGTTAACCAACAGAGTACATCATAATGCCGCCCAAGCCTCTTCTTTGTAAGGGAGGTCAGTGGTATGCTGTCGAACTGAAGCCAGATGAGCCTCCCAAACAGTCTTTTGCAGTTTCATGGAAACAGATCAATAACAACATCTCTGCCGAGCAAGCGTATCGCGATTGGTTTGCGGAGCAGAGAGCCATTTCCAAAATCGTGTACTTGAACAAGAATGAACACTGAAGATTGGACATCTGTTGCAGTCGCTCTGGGCGTAACACTTGTCCTCTTTGTAGTTTTTGTCGTAATTTATCGGTTTGTTCGTGGATTCATGCCCGGCAGCCGCGTGCTTGAACAGCCCTTACCTGGTCCTTCGGATCTCGACAGTCAAACAGCAAAATTCAAGCTGTTTTATACGAATTGGTGCCCGCACTGCACATCTGCTAAACCCGTATGGGACAGCTTCGAGACTCTGATCAAGAATCAGGGATATACGTATGGAGGAAAAACAGTTGTGATTGAAAAGATCAATTGCGAGACAGAAAAGGGCAAGTGCTCGCGGTACCAAGTGGATTCATATCCCACGTTCAAGTTGGAGACGAATCAGAAACTATATGAGTATCAGGGGCCGGCAGATCAATCGGTGTGGCGGACGTTTCTATCTTCGGCACTCGGTCCCGAAAAAAAGCAGTAATTGCATCCTCTCCGAATTGAAGAAGCTCCTTACGATTTTCATTCACCTTTGAATAGTCGAGAACCTGCAGATCGTTGTTCCGGAGAAGGACAACCGTATCCTCGTGATCTTTAACATAGCGATGATGTTCTTGGGTATATTTGCTATTCAGAACATACATTG